GATTCGCAACCAGGTGGTACTGCATCTCATGATATCATTATGCCTGTGGGCCAATGGGAAGTTAAAGAAATTGGTAAATTGCCTAGACCAACCAAATCTGGAGAAATGGGTAAGGCGCCAGAAGGAAAAACATTTCGTCCCGCAAAATCCGGTATGCCAGTTGATGGTGACTTATTAACACAAACCGTAAACTTTTTCAATGATATTGTAAAACCATTATCAGAAATGGGAGATTCATTTGAAGAATTAAAAGATCTAGTAGATCCACATTCTTGGCGACAATTAAATGAATTGATTCAAGTACTTGAAAAAATATTTGTTCCGTTAATGGATAATGTAGCTAGCACGGAAATAAGTTATAAAAGTGGATGGTCACAAATGTACAGTGGATTTCAATTAATTCACCAAATACTTTGGAAATCTGATTTAGATACTGATATACGAGATACTAGATTAACAATTAAAACAGGAAACCAAGTATTATCATATTGGATAACATCGGAAGATTTTGAAAAAATACAACAAGGATCTGGCGACCAATCTGAAGTTTCTATTAAAATAGGACAACAAATTAGTAATGAAACAAACAATGCAGCAATTTGGTTTAATAAATTAAAACATAATGATTTAATCAAAAATCCAAATTTTATGATCCAATTATTAAATACTACAAAAAATAAATTCTTTGAAGAAATATTAGGATTAATTGCATATGATGTTAATAATCCAGGAGTTCCAATTGTAACAGTTGCAACAGATTGGAGTATTATAGGATTATCTCAAGGAATGTGGGTATTTGGTTTAAAATCAGTATATCCAAAATATGAATTTATACAACAACAATCGTAAGGATGAGGACGAGTGAAAACACAATTACTTTGCACATTTGCACATAAATCAGATTTAAACATAGTAACCGAATACATACAACAAAGTTACACGATACCAGAACGCAGAATATTCGTATTTTCCAATGCTGAAGCAACAGACAATTTATATTGCACATACAATGCAGACGCCGGCACGCAGCGCGGACAGAACACGATAAGCATTCATCGCAAAAAAGAAACCAATACCTTATATACAGTTAACGCACTTAATGAAGTTATCAAAGCAGTGAATAACGGTGTTTTAGACAAAACATATCGATTAGATTGGAGCAAATATCAAAACGCATTCATACTTACAGATGATGAAGGATATCGTGTTATTGATTTGATTTTTTACAAGAAATTTTCTTGGAACTGATATTTATTTATATAAAGAATTTTAACGATTTACTTTGAATTAACACATTAATTAATTATAATTTAATTAATATTTTTATTTATTAACCACTTAAAGAAAAGGAATTAAACAATGGCCTTGAATTTAGACGCTATTAAAGCGAAACTCAATCAGTTAAACAAATCTGATGACAAAAAACAAAATTTGTGGAAACCTGAAGCAGGTAAAACGCGAGTAAGAATTGTACCTTACGTTCATCGCAAAGAGAATCCGTTCCTAGAATTGTATTTTCATTATGACATCGGAAAGAAATCCATGTTATCTCCAATTACATTTGGTAATGAAGATCCAATCGTTGAATTTGCCGAAAAGCTAAAGAAAACAGGAGATAAAGAAGATTGGCTAATGGGTCGTAAAATTGAACCTAAAATGCGTACTTATGTTCCCGTTATTATTCGCGGCAAAGAATCAGAAGGAGTTAAATTTTGGGGCTTTGGTAAAACAATTTATACGGAATTGCTTTCAATCATTTCAGATGCCGATTATGGTGACATTACAGATCTAATGAATGGACGTGATATTGACGTAGAATTTACACCAGCAGAAGGCGGAGCATTTCCTAAAACAGCTATTCGTGTTAAACCGAATACGCAACCAGCAACAGAAGACAAAGAAATAGCACAAAAAATCATGAATCAACCTGAGATTACTGATTTATTTCCAGAGCCATCTTATCAAGAACTAGAAAAGGCATTGGCAGAGTGGATGAATCCAGAAAATGCAGATTCAGATGTTGATTCAGATGAAGAAGAAGAAGCACCAGCAAAAGCTTCTAAACCGGCTGCTACTAAAAAAGTTGATAATGTTGCATCTGCATTCGATGACTTATTCAACAATTAATTAAGGAGTTTTAATGGCAAAGAGTAAAAGTAAACTGGAAATAGAAGATGCTCTAGCATCTACATTGGCAGACAGTATCAACAAGCAATTCAAAGGACAAAATCTTAAAACTGCGTTCTTTTTGGATGGCGATGATGATTCTCCAAGCAATGTATCAGAGTGGGTATCATCTGGTTGCTCGATGCTCGATTTAGCAATTTCAAATCGTGCCCATGGAGGATTTCCTGTTGGGCGAATCACTGAAATTACTGGATTAGAAGCCTCCGGTAAATCATTGTTAGCTGCACACACATTAGCAGAAACACAAAAGAAAGGTGGATTGGCTGTTTATATTGATACGGAATCTGCTACAAGTTCTGAATTTTTGACGGCTATTGGTGTTGATTTAAAAACAATGCTATATGTTCCATTAGAAACAATTGAAGAAATATTTGAAACTATTGAAACAATTGTAGAAGGAGTTCGAAAATCAGATAAAGATCGTTTAGTTACGATTGTAGTGGATTCAATCATGGGTGCATCTACAAAAATTGAAATGTCAGCTGAATATGATAAGGATGGTTATGCAACAAGCAAATCAATCATCTTATCAAAGGCAATGCGAAAAGTTACCAATTGGATTGCAAGAGAGCGTATTTGTCTCATATTTACCAATCAACTTCGTACCAAAATGGGCGTGTCTTTTGGTGACCAATGGACAACTGCAGGTGGTAAGGCAATTCCATTTCATGCTTCGGTTAGATTGCGTTTAAAGAACACAGGAATGATTAAAGCCAAAGTAAATGGCGTTGAACAAGTTGTGGGTAGCAAAACAGAAGTACAAGTGGTAAAGAATCGTATGGGTCCACCACATCGCAAAGTCAATTATGAAATCTATTATGATTCCGGAATTGACAATTTTGGTGGTTGGTTGAACATCATGAAGAATTTTGATATCGTTAAACAATCAGGTGCATGGTATACTATGGAAGACGTAGATATAGAAACTGGTGAAGCACATGGCGAAATTAAATTTCAAAGCAAAGACTTTGTGGAAAAGGTTATTTCAAACCCAGAAGCAAAGGAAAGGTTATATCAAAGAATATGCGATGCTTATATTTTCAAATATCAGGCCGGTATTGACGGTGGTATTGATGACGTAATCATTACTGATGAAACGTATGATGAAGAATAAGTATCAACAATTATTCAAAGAGTTACAACAAGAAAGGAGTTCTAGTCCGTCGAGTGTCAATGATCATCTCATGGTGTTTGACGGGCTAAACACTTTCATTCGAAGCTTCGGCGCAACTCCCGCATATAATGAAGATGGCGATCATATCGGTGGCATTACTGGATTTTTATATTCAGTTGGTAAAACCGTTCGCGATTTTAAACCTACTCGATGCATTATTGTATTCGATGGCCGCGGGGGTTCTGCTCGAAGAAAACGAATCTATGGTGATTACAAAGCAAATAGGGCAAATAAAACTAAATTGCGACGTCACGATCATCACGAATCTACATTGGAACAAGAACAGGAGTCAATGCGACATCAATTTTCAAGATTGATATCATATCTAGACAATTTACCTGTAACCTTTATTTCAATGGATGGAATTGAAGCCGATGATACAATTGCATATATTGCACAGATGTATGAAACGGAATGCAAAAAGATTACCATTGTATCTACGGATAGAGACTTTTATCAATTGGTTGATGATCGAATTCAGGTTTGGTCTCCAATTAAAAAGAAAATGTATAATGTAGATACAGTGCAAGAAGAATTTGGAGTGCATCCTGCTAATATGGTTATTTATAGATCATTTACGGGAGATGCTTCAGATAACATTCCGGGCGTTAATGGAATCGGTCCAAAGACTATATTGAAACTTGTTCCAGAATTAGCCAATGCAACGCCATATACAACGCAACAATTGTTTGACAAAAGCTCGGCATCACTTAAAGAATCTAAATCATATCAAAAGATTTTAGATAATAGTCGCATCATTGAACAAAATTATCAATTAATGAATATCAAGCTTCTTGATATACCGGCATCGACTGCTAGTAAAATTCGAGGTATTATGGAACAACCTATACCAGAATTAAATCGTGCTGAATTTCAAAGATT